CACAAAGAATGAATCCAGAATACTGGAATCCACAATATGTTGTCGTTAATTTTTTAAAATCGACAGTTGTTAATATTGCAATAAAACATGAATTCGCAACCAAAGAACTAGTATCATGGCTAGATTTTGGTTATTGCCGTACTGCTGATAAAGTTCCAGTAAGTAAAAAATGGTCATATGATTTTGATATCAATAAAATGCACCTTTTTAATTATAAAAATTATGATAATAAAGCAATACCCGAAATAATTGCAACAAATGATGTTTATATCCTCGGCGCAAAAATTGTTGGTGGTTTAAGTGCATGGCCTAAATTCCAAGAACTTATGAAATCTAGTTTAATTGAATTGTCTGAATCTGGTTTGGTTGATGACGATCAGACACTTATGTTAATGTCAACAATTAAAGAACCGGATTTATTTGAACTACATAAGATTCCGGATCATCAACTTGGACTTGATCCATTTGTTATTTTTAGTAACTTTAATAAAGAGGTATAATATGAGTGATATAATTAAATTTAATACTGAAACACAAGCATTCGGTATGCAACGTGGAACATTCAAGTGTTCTGGTTATGGTTTAGGTGAATTGACCAAAGGTATGAAACGTGGATTAGAAATTGGTTGTTCCGAAGCCCACACTTCCAAGTTTCTACTTGATACAAATCCAGAATTGACATTGTATTCAATTGATCCGTATATTGCATACACCGATTGGAATGGTAATGTATTGAATGATAGACAAGAGTTCTTTGAACGTGTCACTAAAGAGATGGTTGTTTATGGTGACCGATTTGTTTTAATTAAAGATTTCTCAGATAATGTTGTTGACCAGTTCAGTGATGGTGAATTCGATTTTATCTTTATTGATGGATTACATACTTACGAACAACTCACAAAAGATTGTCACAACTATTATTCTAAGGTTAAAACCGGCGGCATCTTCTCTGGCCATGACTATCAAACAATTCCAGGTGTCAATAAAGCCGTTTGTGAATTTGCACCAACTAAAACCGACAAGGTTCTTACTACTGAATGTGATGTTTGGTACTGGTACAAATGAAGTCAGTTTTCATCATAACTTCATGTTTAATACCTGCAATAGGTGTTTTTAGTCCGCAAGAACGTTTAGCACAAACTTTAGAAACCGTTGATTCTATTAGAAAAAAATCACCAAATTCTTTTATCATACTCTCTGATGTATCAATAGAGAAATTAGGTGATGAGTATAGTGAATTGATTTCTAAAGTAGATTTGTTTCTGAATCTATCATCTGTTGATTTTTTATTAAATTTTACCAAAAATGGAATGAAAAGTCAAGGAGAATGTGGAATGATGCATGTTGTATTGGATTATCTATCACAAAATAAAGATTTATTAAAAGATGTTGAACGCATCTTTAAAATAACTGGTAGGATACAACTTGATGATGGTTTTGATTTACAAGAATATGAAGGCTTGAATGGTAAATATGTTTTTAAGAAATGTGTACCAACATGGATGTCAAGTCCAGTTCATGGTGCAACACATGTGTTTGATACTAGGTTATGGTCTTTATGTGCATCTTTAATAGATATACATCTGGAAGCACTTCAAAAAGTGTTTCCTTTGTTGAATTCTATTGATTTAGAACATGCATATTTTGCAGTTTTAGATAAGGAAAAAGTGGTAGAATTTGATAGAGTACATTGCCGAGGACAAGTGGCCTCAACAGGTGAATGGAAATTTGATTAATTTTGAGTACTATATATCTAAGCCAAGATTTGACAAATTTATGAATCTATAGTATAATCTATTATAAATACCCTCACAGGCAACCAAAGTGTGTTGCATTTCTATGGGATAAAATCAATGTTAACATTTAAAACTTTCTTAAAAGAAGAATCTGAGGGCGGTGAACTCAAGCACATTCACCATGCCGAAGACCGTCCTTTGATGCACGGCCATGCCGGTTTTGAACATGCACATGAGGCTTTAATGAAAGCTCACGGTCACATGAAGGCTGGTGCAAAAAGTAGTAATCTGACAATGAAATATGATGGTTCTCCATCTATTGTCTTTGGCCACCATCCCAAAAATGGTAAATTTTTTGTTGCAACCAAGTCAGCATTCAATAAGAATCCAAAGATTAATCATACCGAAAAAGATATTGACAAGAACCATGGACATGCACCTGGACTGGCACATTCATTAAAACATGCTCTTAAACACCTACCAAAAGTGACACCTAAAACTGGTGTTTACCAAGGTGATTTGATGCACCATGCAGATACTAAAACATTGCATGAAGAAGTTATTGTAGAAGCCAAAGATAGTAAAGTATCATTTACACCAAATACAATTACATATACCGCTCACGGTGATGAAGCAAAAAAGATTAATAAATCAAAAGTTGGTGTAGTCGTTCACAGTAAATATAGTGATGACATGAAACATGCTTCACCACATGTGGATCACCAAAACTTCAAATCACATTCAGATGTACATATTCATGGTGCGGAACATGACACATCTAAGATAAAACACTCAGCCGGAAATGAATCTGGTTTCCATAAACATATGGCTGCATCCAAAGAAATCCATGATACACATGGTCATAAAATGTATGATGCTATTCATCATGCACACTCAGGTGAACATGGCCACCTATCAACATATATCAATAAAACTGTTAGACACGATGAAGTCCCAAGTGTTAGTGGATTTAAACAACATGTGAAATCAGAACATGAAAAAATGGCTTCTAAAGTTAAAACTGATAAGTCCAAGGCTGAAAAAACTGGTGAAGGTGCCAAACAAGTTGCACATATAGAGAAAAACAAATCTCATTATGGTAATCTGTTGACAATGCACCACCATCTACAACAAGCAAAAAATCATTTAGTCAGTTCTTTAGAAACACATGAAGGACATTATCAACACCATATTGAAGGTAAGAAATCTAAACCAGAAGGTTTTGTTGTACATCATGCAAATGAACCAACTAAATTGGTCAATCGTGCAGAGTTTGCAAAACAGAATTTGTTAAAAGTACGTAAATGAAATCTTTTTTAGAAGTAATAGAAGAAGACAAAGCTGGTGAAAAACACCATGTTTTTACTTTTGGTAGGATGAATCCGCCTACTACTGGCCACCTAAAGTTAATTGATAAGGTTAAAGAAGTTGCAAAAAAACATAATGCAACTCACACTGTTGTAACTTCACATTCACAAGATGCAAAAAAGAATCCTTTGTCAGCTGAACAAAAAGTCAAACATCTGAAAAGATATTCTCCTGGTACAAACTTTCAAGCATCTTCTAAAGAACATCCAACATTTTTGCACCATGCGGCCGAATTACATAAAAAAGGTGTGACACATCTTCACATGGTTGTTGGTTCTGACCGTGTAAAAGAAATGCATCATAAATTACACCAGTATAATGGCACACATGAAGGTGCATTGCATAATTTTAAAAAAATAACTGTTCATTCTGCTGGACACCGTGATCCGGATGCTGAAGGAACAGAAGGTATGTCAGGCACCAAGATGCGTGAACATGCTAAAAACAAAGATATTTCATCATTCAAAAAAGGTGTTCCTGGTCATGTTTCAGATACCCATGCAAAAGAATTGATGCACGACACTCGTAAGGGTATGGGTTTACATGAAAATTACAATCGTGGTCTGTTCAGAGCTATATTTGTAACAGGTGGTCCTGGTTCTGGTAAAGATATTATCATCCGTGAAGCAATTGCAGAAGCAAAAGCAGTAGAGTTAAATTCTGTACAGGCATTTGATTATCTAATGGACAAACAAAAGTTGTCCGAAAAAACAAGTGACTACCGCAGAGAAGCAATCCGTAACCGTGGTCCATTGATTATTAATGGCCCAGCAGATGACCACACCAGAATACTTACAATCAAAGAAGAATTGGAAGAATTGGGTTACAGTACAACTATGGTATTTGTTGATACTACCAACGAAGCCAGCAAAGAGAGAAATGAAAGATTGACAAAAACACTTGCCGAATCAATTAGATACGATAAGTGGAAACTTGCACAGACAAGCAAACAAGCATATATTCAAAACTTCCAGAATTTCATGGAATTCAATAACAGTGGCACATTAGAAGAAATTGAAGAAGATATTTCTGATACTTACAAAAAAATAAATACATTTATTGAGAACAAAAAATTCAATGAAATTGCGTTCTCTTGGTTGGAAAATCACGGTAAATATAGTATCACTGACTCTGTTTTTAAGGAAGATGAAAATGTTAAAAAGAATTTTAGATTTGTTGAAAATTACAAAACCAAGCGCCCAGGACAAGCATCCACTGGACATCCAAAAATATCAGCCGGAACAGGCCCCAGTGCAGACGGTCCAGGTGACATTACCCCAGACAATCGTGCAGGAGACTCCAACGCCGACAACATCAAGTGGGACAGAAACGCCAAGCGTGGAGGCTACGCCTTTAGAACCTACACCGAAGACACCGGACCAAAAGTCCAAGTCTTCCCAGCCCCGCAAGAAAGCAACTTCAGCAAAGACAAAGAAAAAATAAAGAAAAAAGGATTGGTTGATTCTCCTACAGTCAGTCAAAGAATGAGGAATGTTTCAGGAATCAGCCAAGAATTTGATACTCGCCAACAGGGAACAGTATACCCTATGTCTGGTCTTGGCGATGTGACATATAGAGAACAAGTCGATTTTAGAAAATTTAGAGAATCATTTAATGATCCAGCAGATTCCGAAATGGGAGTAGGCGGTGTTTTAGGTGGTGCATCAAATAAAGAGCCAATGGAAAATCCAAAGGATAAGATGGGTTACTTTAACAAGAAGAAAAGGAAATGAAAAAGTTTACCGAATTTGTCAAAGAATCTACACCAGAAACTGAGAAACAAGATTCTCAGGAACTGAAACGTCAGAAAGCACACCTATTGAACAAAGCAAAAGAGTATTCTGACCAGGCTGAAAAAGAAAAACAATTTGGCCACGGCGGCGCAGCAGAAGCTAAAGGTGTGACCATGGCCGATGCTGCAAGTAATGTCAAAGAGAGTGCTGCATGGCAGCGTTCTGCTGGAAAAGATCCAAAGGGTGGTTTAAATAGAAAAGGTATTGCATCGTATCGTGCAGAACATCCTGGTTCTAAATTGTCGATGGCTGTCACAACAAAGCCATCAAAGTTGAAGCCTGGATCAAAGGCAGCAAATAGACGCAAATCATTTTGTGCCAGAATGTCGGGAATGAAAAAGAGATTAACTTCTGCGGCAACCGCCAAAGATCCAGATTCAAGAATCAATAAATCACTACGCAAGTGGAATTGCTAAAAACGGAGAACAAAAATGATAGACCTAAGAAAAAAAGATGACATGATTGCAGCAATTGAAGAAATTCTTCAACAAGAAGCACTCAAGGGCAATCAACATTTAATTGATAAAAATAAAAACAACAAAGTTGATCCAGAAGATTTTGAAATTCTTCGTGGTGAGAAAAAAGCAGTTAAAGAAGAAGAAACTGTTGATGAAGGCATCAAAGATGTTGCCAAGAAAGCCTTCAAAGCTTTAACTGGTGGTTCAGATGAAGACCAACGTAAAGACCTACAACGCAAGATGGGTCTACCACAAACTGGTAAGAAACCAACTCCTCAAAAAGAAGAAGTTGAACAGATTGAAGAATTATCAAAAAGCACTCTAGGTTCTTATGTTAAAAAAGCAGCTGCTGACTCCACAATTTCTCGTAAAATTGGAGCTGATTTTGAAAATCGTGCATCCAAGGCAAGAAGCCCTAGTATGAAAGATGCAAATACTTCACTTGCTGATAAGTTTAAATCCGATTCACGTAAACGTAAAGCTGGTATTGATAAAGCAGTTGACCGTTTGGCCAAAGAAGATGTTGATGTTAGAACACCAAAAACTCTCCGTCAATTCAAAGAAGGATGGGAAGAAATGATGGCCGATGTTAAGAAGCGTGCAGAACCAAAACCAAATGGTGGTTCAGGTGTTAAACAAGGTTCTCGTTACGGTGGTTCTAAACAAAAAGACACGCCAGAACAGGACACAGAAAAAAAGTAACTGAGGCAAAAGGACCAACCAGTCAGGAAGACGGACCTTTTGTCTCTAATGTAGACGATACAGAAAATTTCAAACCAATGAAACAAGCAAAATTCTTGGCCAAAAAGTCTATGAATAGAATTAGAAGTGATATGCTAGGCAAATCAGAATAAGGTAAAAAATGAGCAAAGCGCAAACAATAAAATCTATAGTCAAAGGCACCGCAGATAAGCCAACTTTTGGTACCAATCCTAGAGATCCGTGGTCCGCAAAAGCAAACATTGCGGAAGATGCTGCTTTAAACACATACTTGAAATCTAGGGGTATCAATCCAGAATTTGCAACAAAGGACCAGAAGGTTGCACACTCTAAGACAGGACAATTCATCAAGTGGAAAAGAGACCACATGATAGAATCTCTTATTGAAGCAATTGATAAAATGGATGTGGTTACATTTGATATTCCTTTGTTGATTCGTGTTTTGGAATTTACTAGAGAAGATTTAAAGTCTGATATTGCTCTACACAAGATGGTTGAAAAATTGATTCACATCCGTAAAAAAGGTGTGTTGTCAATGAAAGACTACAACTATGTCACAAAATTGAAAGAAGACCTCGACCTTGATGAAAATCATATTGCTATTGCAATGGGTCAGATGATGGATGATGAAGGTAGTATGGTTTTGAATCAGTTAGATCAAATGGAACGTGCCGTAAAGATGGTTCGTGATTACATTGGTACAGACTATGAAAAACAACTACCTGCATGGGTTCAATCTAAATTAACACTATCAACAGACTACATTGATACTGTTGGTAACTACTTGAGTAGCAAAAACGAAGATGTTAATGAGGCTTCATCTGCTTCTATCCGTATGTACAAGGCCTTGCAACAGGCTAAAGAGAAGCGTGAACGTGAAGAACGCCTAGGTAACGAATTGTTGAACAAGAAACCACCAGAACAGAAACCTGTACAAAAAGAAGAAACTGTAACAGAAATGGATAAAAGCCAAACTCCTCCAGGTCGTGACGGTGGCAGTGACGATGCGTCCAAAAAAGAATATGCCGCAAAACCAACTACTGCAAAAAAAGTAGCTAAAGAAGGTGAAAAGTTACTTAATAAAACCTTTAAACCTAAACAAGATATGACAGAAGTTGCACCTCCAGGTTTTGAGGGCACCGTTAGAGCAATGAAGAAACACAAAGACATTGATAATCCTTTTGCACTTGCGTGGTCTATGAAGAACAAAGGTTACAAGTCACATAAGAAGGCTGATGGTACTCAAAAAAATGAGAACTATCAAGACCCAATGGCCGCAACATCAATGCCAAATGGCGGTGCAAACAGTCCAGATGATGTTGAAGCAAAAGATAAAGGTAAGAAACTGATTCAAATGTCCAAGTCTGCTCGAATTATTAAGTCGATCTATAAAAGGAAAGGCATGAAAGAGGAGATTTATGACCATGAAAAAGAAGGTAAATCTGTTGCGACATATGGTAAAAAACCAAAAATTCAAACAACAGGTGATTCCACTATGGAGAAACCACAAGCCGCTGCAATTATGACGGGTGGCACCACCTTAACTGGTGAAAAGAGAGATACCATCGAAATCGACCCTATGATGAAGATGCGTAATAAACCTGGTTCCGGAAAAAGATAAATACAAACATAACCCTCGGTTAAAAGGAGAATAAAATGTCATCTTGGGGAAATAACGATAATGCAGCTAACGCACCATACTGGGCAGTAAGCAGCGTAATGAATCATAATGCAGTAGTTGCATCTGCTCCAACAGCAGCAAATGTTGCACTGTTGTATGGTAATACACAATTCCAAGCATATACACAAGACACAACAATTGGTTTGTTTATGGTAGATGCTACTGAAACCACTGCAGGTGGTGATAACGTAGTTGACGTTTCACTAGTCAATTATGGTTCCGGATATGTTGCAGTACCTGGTATTACATTCTCAGGCGGCGGCGGTACATCTGCTGCAGCAACTGCTTCTATTTCTGGAGGTAAAATTTCCAATATCACTGTAACAAACGTTGGTTCTGGATATACTTCTGATCCTGTAGTTACAATTGGCCAACCTAATTTAGTTATTCCAATAGCTCAAGTTATTACTGCTAACGATGTAATTATGTATACCGGCCACGGCCAAGCAAACAGTGCTGCTCTAGTTTATAACTGGAATGGTTCTGCAAATATTGGTGGTTTGACAAATGCAAACACATATTATGTTGTGCCTATTGATGCTAACCGTTTCTCATTAGCAACAACAGCTGCAAATGCAGCTAACAACGTTGTTATTGACCTTACAACACAAGGTGCTGCAACACAATACTTTGATATTGTTGCTGGTGTTCGTGCTACTGCTGTTGTAGACCGTGGTTTAAGTCAAGGCCAAAGTGGTGCAGAACATGCAACACACATTGGTTGGAACTTAAAAACAGTTGGTGCCGGTGGCCGTGCAGGTCGTGTTCAGTTTGAAACTCTTGTTGCCTTGGCAAATCCAATTGGTGATGGTTCAGACGATATTTCTTTACCTGACGCTTAATAAAAAGGGGCTTCGGCCCCTTCTTTACTATGTTTGATGAATTGAATGAAGATAATTTTATGATGTATGCTATGAAATGCTATACATCACCACACTGCATTATGTCGGAATTTGAGGGAGATATCAAAAGAACGAAATACTTGAAAAGGTTGTTTCGTAGATACAAAATAACCAAATCCCTCAAAGAACGATTGATTATGAACCATATCATTTTATTGAACAATGTTTTTGGTCCGGAAGCAACCGCAAGAATATTGTTCTATAAGACTGATGTTCGTGATTATGATATTCTAAAAACATTTTTAGATTATCTTGATATCATGCCTGATTTTGTTTATGGTGTAAATGGAAAAACTATAGTATCATCAGAAATACCACTAGATATAAATGTCGCAGAGATATTAAGACACATATGAAAACATTCAAAGATTACTTAGAAGAAGTTAAAAAACCAACTGGTCAATTAAAAGACGCTTGTTGGACCGGTTACACTGCTGTCGGCATGAAAATGAAGGGCGGCAGAAAAGTTCCTAACTGTGTACCAGAAGAAGTCATGTCAGCTGCACCAGCAAACGCTGTAGGCACTGGTAACATTGCAGGTTCAGGTGGTGCAGGTGGAGAACCAGGTGTTTCTAAGAAAAAAAATCCACTAATGTCATTCTACAAACGAAAACCTCCAAAGATGTAATATGTGGATTCTTCAATGGTTGCCTAACTGGATCTTTTACGGAATATTTTTTGCAGGTCTAATAGGTCTGTTGGCAACTTATGTAATGAAATTTATACCGCTTGTATATGTGTATCGGACACCAATACAAGCGGTTTCTGTTATACTGATTGCATTAGGCACTTATATGTCCGGTGCAATATCAAATGAGGAAGCATGGCAGGCTAGAGTAAAAGAGATGGAAGAAAAAGTTGCTGCAGCAGAAGTACATTCCAAAGAAGAAAATATAAAGATTGTTGAAAAAGTGGTAAACAAGACACAAATTATCAGAACCCGTGGTGATGATATTGTTAAATATGTAGATAGAGAAGTAGTCAAGTATGACACAAAATTTGCACCTGGAGGTATTTGTGAAATACCTAAAGAGTTTATCAAAGCGCACAACGATGCAGCTGAGGTAGTAAAATGAAATATTTGTTGATTTTATTGATGTTGACTGGTTGTTCAACAACTGTTCCTGTCACAGTTAAGTTTCCAGAAATACCTCAAAGATTGTTACAGAAATGTCCATATCTTGAGAAATTGAATGAAGATGCTAAATTGAGTGATATAAGCAAAACCATTACAATAAACTATACGACATATCATGAGTGTGCGGTGAAAAATGATGCATGGATTGAATGGTATCAAGTACAAAAACACATTTTTGAAAGTGTAAAATAATGGAACTGACAAAAGAACAACTAAAACAATTACTTCCAAAGAATCCATATCTAGATCATTGGCACCACGCCTTGTCGATCTTGTTGCCTGATTATGAAATCAATACACCACAGAGAATGTCTGCGTTTATTGCTCAGTGTTCACACGAATCTGGTGGTTTTATGGTACTTAAAGAAAATTTAAATTACAAAGCTGCAACACTTCGTAAAATTTTTCCAAAGTATTTTCCAACAGATGAAATGGCAAACAAATATGATTCAATGCCTAATAAACAAGAAGCTATTGCCAATTTAGTTTATGCTAACCGCATGGGCAACGGTTCTCCTGAAACGGGTGACGGTTATAGATTTTGTGGCCGTGGACTAATACAATTGACCGGTCGTGACAATTACACATTCTTTGCTGGCAGTCTTGGTATTTCAGTTGAAGAATCTTCAGAATATCTAGCAACATTTGAAGGTGCAGCACAATCTGCTTGCTGGTTTTGGGAAACAAACAACTTGAATCAATGGGCTGACAAAGGTGATATTGTTACCTTAACAAAACGAATCAATGGTGGTACCATTGGACTTGAAGATCGTATTAAGCACTACGAACATGCACTTCATGTTTTTGGAGTATAATCATGACAGACAAAAAACTATTATATCTTGCAATCGGAATGATTGTTCTGCCACTAACACTGGCGTTTTGCGGTGGAGATAGATTTCGTTATCCATGCCAAAATCCTGATAACTGGGAAAAAGATTTTTGTAAAATGCCAAAATGTGATGTGACAAGAACTTGTCCAGAACATATCTTTAAAGGCCAACGTGATCCAAGATTAGGCCCGCCAGCGACAAGAGTTGAACCTATAGGTCAAACTCCATCACCAACACAATGTACTACATCAACACAAGGAGCAAACTGTGGAAAATAATAATATTGTATACAGCGGAGAACAGTTGATGGACCGACTAAAATTCTTTATTGGAATTTGTTTGGCCCTAACATTAACAGGTATTGTTTTTGTTGTTCTATATTCAATCATCTTTGTTACTCAACCTTTAAACGCTATTAGTCCTATCGATCAAAAGTTCTTTGAATTAATTATTCCAATTGCTACATTTTTAACTGGTACTTTATCTGGTATTATGTTAGCTGGTAACGATAAAGACCTGAGAGCGAAAGCATTAGATGCAGCCAATAAACCACCAGTAGTTTCAGGACCACCAAAAAATGAACCAACAAACATCGCACCAACAAGCTTTGCTGGAAATACAACGTCTGGAACACCAGCGTTTGGGGTATCAACACCAACAAGCTTTGGCTCAAGTAGCTTTGGAAGCACACCTCAACCGCAAGTTGTCACAGGCTTCGGAGGAAAACCAGCCCCAGCACCAGCCCCTCAACCAGAACTCTAAATAATGAATCATTTAGTAAGCATGTTATCAGATGGTACAAATGGTACCATTTCTAGTAAAAGGGTTGTTACACTATTAGCATTTCTAATGTGTGCAGCTGGTTTTGTTACTATGTTATACGGGTTTCCCATAGATAATAAAATTTATGACTCAATGATGTATATTGTGATTGCAGGTTTAGGTTTTACAGCATCGGAAAAATTCACTAAAAAGGAATAAAAATGAAATCAGTAGTATTATCCATCGCTTTATTGTTCGGCATGTCAACAGCAGTTTATGCTGAGGCTGAAAAAACAAAAGTGTGTGTCGATGTTAAAGACAAAGAAGGCAAGCCTGTTAAAGATGCCAAGGGCAATGTGAAGCAGAATTGCAAAGAAATGAAAGTCCACAAGAAACTAGAGGGCACAGAAGTTCCTGTGAAAAAGTAATGGCATATTCTGCCAAAGTCTTGGATCATTATGAAAATCCCAGGAACGTCGGATCTTTTGATAAGACTGGTGATAATATTGGCACCGGCATTGTTGGTGCACCTGCCTGTGGTGATGTGATGAGATTGCAAATAAAGGTTGAAAATGACATTATCACAGATGCATGTTTTAAAACGTATGGGTGTGGTTCAGCGATTGCAAGTAGTTCGTTGGTTACAGAGTGGATCAAAGGCAAAACATTGGACGAAGCATCAACTATCACGAACACGACCATCTCGGAAGAATTGGCTCTCCCGCCAGTTAAAATACATTGTTCAATACTCGCTGAAGACGCTATAAAAGCCGCAATTAACGATTACAAAGGTAAATATGATAAACTTAACTGTGAATGCA